ACGATTACGTGGTCAGAACGGTATATGGTCGCTTTTGAGATTTAAGCGACTATATAAGAAAGAGCGTAACCTGGATTTTGCAGCGTTAATTGATAGGTTCATAAAAGATTACTTGGGTCCAAAATGGGTCTCAAGTGTCGAGGTAAAAGACACTAGAGATTACAAAGAAGGTTATGAGCTCAAAGAGGAGAAAATTGAGACGAGCGCAGACAGTGATCAGTTGTCTGACTTCCAATGAAGATGATCGACAGGATCTATGGGTATCGTATCTTTCTGGCACGCCTTTAGACGCACTTACCGTTAAATTAGAGACAAATCGTCAAGAATCAGAAGAAAATAGTTTACTAGAAACAGCTGCTTACCAAATTATGTCTGAGTTAAATAACTCAGATTTAATAGCATTAATTAGTAAATTTAGTATCTTAGAGCAGAGTATAATGTTGTATTTAGCGTATGGCCTGTCCCCTGAAGCTATTTCAAGGTATAAAAGGATAAGCTATATTCGAATTCAGCAGATCATTTCGACGATACGAAGTAATTCTAGCTGGGAAAGTTATCTAGATGGCATTAAAGAGAAAATTCACAGAGCATGAGGCGTATGGTCTAACGCAGGAAGAGCGTAAAATAGGAGAGAAATATTTAAGACGCCATAAAACTGCCGGTAAGATCAACGAGATCGAGTCGTTAAAACTTTTTGAATTATTTCTTATCGGCTCCTCTTTCCGAGAACTTAGTCAACAATTTCCACAATATGAGATTGGCAAAATAATATTAACTTGCGCTCTTCGTGGCTGGATGCACGATAGAGAGACCATGATGAGCTCTCTGAAGGATCGCGTGCGTGCTAAGGTCATCAAATCTGTACTAGAGCAGGTTGATTTTTTGACTACAATGCTGGGCGTGACCAATACTGAGCACTTAGACGCCATGCGTCGATACATGATGGATCCTGAAAATAATCCAATACCAGATCTGAGAGTCAAAAGTATCAAGGAATATCACGATATAGTGATCACCTTACAGAAGATAATGTCTGGCTCTACGCCTGGCTCTAAGACCCCTTCTATTCTAGATACATTGTCTGAATCTCAGCAGCATATAGCTATTACGCAAAGTAAAAGATCGCAGATTAAAAAAATTTCTGCTGCGGATGAAATTGAGGCTGAGTTAGCGAAAGACAATGATAATGAAGAAGATACATAAAAAATGTACAGCATGTGATAAGCAGTTTACTATTGTACGCTCTACACGGCTCTTGTGTGCTGCGTGTGCCAGTAAGAAATGGTATTATGAAAATTATCAACGCGCCAGAAAAACACGCAGGCAATACAGACAAAAAAATCACGAATTGTGTCAACAACGCCGCAATATTTGGAAGAAAAATAACTCGGAGCGAGAACATTTAAATAACATGCGGTGGTATCAGGAACATAAAGATACTGAGCAGTTTAAACTGTATAATAGGGTGTACAAATATAATCGTGAGCAAAGTGATATTAATTTTAAAATTTGTAATCGCATACGGAAACGATTGTACTCGATTATTAAAAATAATCAAAAAACTGGTTCTGCAGTACAAGATTTAGGTTGTTCTATCGCTGAACTTAGGAAACATTTACAATCTCAATTTCAACCAGGAATGACATGGGATAATTATGGGCAGTGGCACATAGATCACATTAGGCCGCTTTCAGGTTTTAATCTTAGTAATCGGAAAGAATTGTTGCAGGCGTGTCATTATACTAATTTACAGCCGCTATGGGCTATCGATAACCTGCGTAAGGGGACAACATAATGCCTGAAAAGCGTCTAAGAAAAGAGCCAGCCGCGCGCCAAAAATCTAGAAAAAAACTAGAAACAATGCTGATGACTCCATGCAGAACTATAAAGCAGTTTAGTAATTGGGTGCAATATTTTTTAGGTCTACATCTACCAGACTGTGTTGTTTCGAGATATGCCGATACCACGCCATTAGGTGTCGCGTGGGAAGTTTACAGAATTTGTGTGCTGCGTGAGAATCCTGAAAATATTCAAGAATTACTGTATGTTGCGTCTAGGGGATCTGGAAAATGTGTTTCTAAGGGCACACTGATTTTAACTTCTGCGGGATTAAAAAAAATAGAAAATGTACAAGTTGGTGATGTTGTTTATACTGGATGGAATTGGCAAAAAGTTAAGAATACGTTTGATGAAGGTATTAAGAATGGTGTCGAATTAAGAACCCAACTATTGTCCAAAGACGCTCCTCAGACTCTTTCTGGCTCTTTAAAGCATCGTATACAGGTTGTAAAATCTGATGGCGAAATTGGATGGGAATATTTACCAAATCTTAAGGTGGGCCAATATGTTTATAAGGTGTCTAATGTTGCGTTGTGTGACGCTGATTTGATTAAAACTGGGCCTCAATTTAAATCTGGCTGGTTAATTGGCGCATTATTGGGCGATGGTTGTATTAGTCGTCATGGTAATAATATCGCATTTTGTAGTAGTGATTTTAAATGTTTGCGACATTATAGTCAATGGATTTTTAATAAATTTGGCATAAAATGCACAGTAAAACGCAATTCAAGTAAATCAGTAGTCTTAAGTATTACAGATACGACGTTTCGAAGTTGGGTTAATTCGTATATATGTGGCACATCGTCATATGAAAAAAAATTAAAGACGTTAGAGCATTCACATGATTTTTTAGCCGGTATATGTAGCGGGTTAATGGACACAGATGGCTCAAAAGATGGCATTGTGTTGGCCAATAAGGATTTAATTGATCAGATAGGGGTTATATTAACAAATTTTGGGGTTGCTTGCTCAATTAATAATAACCGCAGATTGCCGCAATATTCGCAGTTTATTAAACGCGATGTGACGTATCATGAGTGTATGTTTAAAGGTAAGTTGCCAGATGCTATATTGCCGTTATTTAGTAAACGGAAAGAATTTATACGACATCGTGCTAAAATGAATGAACAATTTCGCTATCCCAACCAACTAGTTCAACCGTTTGCAAAATATATTAAAAATGAGTTACATGGAAAAAATGGCTGGCTAACTATTAATGGTAAAAGAATTAGAAAAAGCGTACCTCACTCCAATGCATTATACGGGGCATTGTTTAAAAATCAAAAGCATATACATAAACACAAACTAATTGATTTAAGAAATTTTTTTAAAGAATTAGGATTACATGACCAAGTTGATAAATTAAATTTTGTAATTGATGGGTATTATGAAAAAATTGTCTCAATAAGACCGGTTCAAGCGTATTTTTATGATCTTGAAGTTGATAATACACATTCTTATTGGTCAAATGGTTTTATAAGTCACAATACGTTAGGAATGGCGATTGCTGAGTTAATGGTAATCTTACATGATCGTCGCGATACTGTACACGTTGGCGCTATCCTTGGACAGGCGAAACGATGCTATGAGTATATCGTTAAGTTTCTACTAAACCAAAAATTAAGTTCTGTTCTCAATCCTCCATCATTAAAATTAGATAAGCGCATCCTGCAGAAGATGAATATGGAAAAATCTGTGTTTAAGTTGGGTGAGGAGCAGGTGACTTTAGAAATATTGCCGTGTACATTGAAAGCGTGTTTAGATCCATTCAGTATTGTCAACACACAGCGCGGACCGTTATTGTTAGAAGAGGTATCGAAAGGAGATTTTATTGAAAGTATTGATTATAAGACCTTAAGGCGTCGATTGACGTTGGTGTATGATAATCAATCTACATATCAAGATTCAATCGCGATTGAATTAGATAATGGGATAAGATTTATTGGATCCAATAAGCATGAAGTTTTAACACGTAACGGTTGGACTGCATTACAGGATGTTAATCTTAATACACAACTTATGTATTATCCCACACAGCATCAAGGATATTCACAGTACCAGCACCGATTTCCTAAAATTACTGCCGATTATGCTAAAAGTGCTCTGATAGGCATGATGCTAGGAGATGGTAGTCTATCGATTCCGAAAACCGGTGGAAATCCTAGATTTTATTTGGCTCATTCTACCAAACAGCAAGATTATTTATATCATTGTAAGGATGTTATTGAACATTTAGTAAAAGTACGACAAGTTAGACAAAAAATTACTGGGTACAAGTCGCATGCTTTAGAGTTAATCACAGAATCTACGGATAAATTAAATTTTTTAAAATATTTATTTTATGATGGTAAAAAGTCAATTAAATCGATACTGTATTCATATTTTGATGAGATTGCATTGGCGTACTGGTTTATGGACGATGGTTCAGCAGATGCGAATGCAACTTTTGCAACTTGTTCATTTTCGCAAGATGAATGTCAAATTTTAATTGAAATATTAAGTGAAAAATTTAATCTGAAATCAGCAAGAATTTTAACTACTGCGTTAAATCATAATTTGATCAAATTGAACACAGATGACACAAAAAAACTATATAATTTAATCATTCGCCATATTCCGGCGTCTATGCAATATAAATTCAATAAGGTAAGTGTAAAAAATGTAAAGAGATTGACTGATGGTAAGATGTGTAAATTTTCTAAAAATGGACTGCCGAAAGAAGAACGCGACACACGAGCCTACCGACAATGGCTGAAATATTTTCAAAATAATACAGAATATCAATGGGTGGGTATTAAATCAAAATATTTTATTGGCAAACAGCGTGTAATGCAAATTGAAGTTGAAGGAAATAACTATACAGAACATAGTTATTTTGCTAATGGAGTCTTGCATGCGAATTGTAATGGCCCCCACTGTCCGTTAGTCGTGCTTGATGAGTTAGATACTATCTCTGGTGAGGGAATTAGGGCATTTGATGATATTGCAGGGATGCTTGATTCACGGGGATCACAAAAAGCCCTGAGAGTCGGTATCTCTACGCGTAAGACATTGTACGGACTGATGAATCAACAGATGGAGAATGCGATTCAAGAGAATCGAACCATAAGACGTTGGACGGCATTTGAATTTACTGAGCGTTGTCCTGACGAAAAGTCCGGAACTGAGCCGTTGGATCTTTATATTCGTCAAGAATCTCTAGAAGCACTGACAAAAGATCAGTGGGCACTTAAGGATCCGCAGCGACAAAAAGAGTATGAAAAACACAAGATGTACACTGGCTGTGGAAAGTGTCCTTTAGCAGCGATATGTCTTGGTGATGCCAAGAAACAGAAATCTAAGTCGTTCATGCTCAAGACTTTAAAAGAATTAGAGCAAAAAGTTCTCACTAACGGTGCAGACTGGTCACTGTCGCAGCTCATGAACTTAAAGCCCTCTATGGAAGGCATCATATATAAGGAATTCGACAGACGCGATCACGTCAAGACCTGGAACGAGATGTGGAAGAAGTTGACCGGCAAGGAGTTTCCTGGAGAGTGTACTCATGATATGTTTGTCAAGAAATGTTTCAGCGATGACACTGAGGTTCTAACACAAAATGGATTTAAGCTGTTCAGAGATCTGACGGCATATGACACTATTGCGTCATTGGACGATTGTGGGACGCTAATATACGAACAGCCATTAGACTATATCTCATATCAGTATGACGGTATTGCCTATAATTTATATAATCAGATCGGCGGTCACGGTAAGCAGCTAGATTTAATGATGACTAAAGATCATAATCAGGTCTATGTGGATCGGCACGATCTCAGAAAAGATCGCATAGTCTACAAGAAGCGCTCAATACAGGAGTTAGCGGGCAAGGAATTTTATGTTCCTGCAGTGCCGTTGAGTAGTGTTTTTGGCGCTGGATATTCGCCTATTAGCTTCATGACTCCAGATGATTATGCAGCGTTCATGGGGTTGTGGTTGAGCGAGGGTAGCTGCGCTAGTATTCGTGCAAAGCGAGTATATAGGCAAAACAGTGTATCGGTGTGTCAACTTAAGAAACAAAACATAGCTAAGATAGATCGACTTATGAACTCAATACGTTGGCCTAGTAAACTAACAAGATCTGTAGATGTTAGAGATGGCTGTGTTAGCTGGACAATATTCAACAAAGAATTATATGATCATGTAAGTAGATGGCGATATGCGGTTAACAAGTCTATAAGTAGGTCATTTTTCGATGAGGCTACCGAGCAGCAGTATCGAATTATGTTGCAGTGGTTGCTTCTGGGTGATGGCGCTGAATATGATGATAATAGTGTACAGCAGCCATATTATGGCACGGGAAGTCAAAAATTAGCCAACGATGTTCAAGAGTTAGCATTTAGATTGGGTTATCGTACTAATCTTACTGATAAGTATAAGCGTGATAAGCGTTACGGCGTAGGCGGGACCGAATATCTTCCTATGCACCGAGTGCAGATTCATACTAAAAATGCCGATAGAGTGGGTAGTAAGTACTGGTATATCAATAATGGAGCCAATAAGAGTGAGTTTGCTGATAAGCGCTTAAATAATATCGATAAGTGCACATACAAAGGAACAGTATACTGCGTGACTATGCCGTCGGGACGACTGTTTGTGCGTCGCAACGGGGTGATAGCACTTAGTGGTAACTGCCACGAGATGGCGCTTCCATGCTATGCCGGTGTCGACTGGGGCTGGTCAAATCCTTCAACAGTGGTATTCTTTTTTATCGATACTCGAGAAAACGTATATGTTGTCCGATGTGACGGTGAGACATTTTGTAATGATCCCAAGTGGATAAATAAGATCAAGACCAAGTATCACCGCATGTATCGATGTCAGCTGTATTTTCCTGATATTGCCAACGGTTCTGCCATCGATCTAATGAAGCAGGGCGGACTTCCAGTCGCCAATAAGATAGACAAGTCAATAAATCTTGGTATCCAGGTCATCAAGCGACTTCTGCGAACTCCTGGCTCTGGTGAGCCTAAGATTTTATTTGCACATGAGACATGTTCACAAATAGTGGACGAGATGGAGCGATATCACTTTAAAATCAATACGGCTGGTGAGGTGACGGACGACCCTGAGCAAGAATTTGATCATTGGCTTGACGCTCTTCGTTATGCACTTACCATGTTATTGGGTAAGGCGATGATGTTAATGATGGCCAGTGGCGACGCGTTGGATGGTAATATTACTGACAAAAATGGTAGTTTTTATAATATTCCGACTGCGGCTGAATTTGCCGCTGCTCATGGTATTCAATTTAATGAAAATTTAACTGAACGGGAAAAGATTGGCAAGATAGGGACGCTTAGTGACTTGGACGACGACGATGACGACAATGATGGAACTGGTGGCGATGGTTCGTTTCTTTGGTCATTTTAATTAATAACATTAAATAGTTATGTTTATTAAAGATGATTTTAAATATATTACTATAGGTATCAAACGATATCATCTATATTGCGATAAATGTGGTAATAGTCGCGGCTATGGAATGAAGTCAAGATCAGCAATGTTATGTAAAAAATGCGCTCATCGTGGCAATGATTACTTAAAAGACAAAAGAGACGCTGTGTATAGATTGGTGATGTCTAAATGTAAAATTGGCCAAGTACCTTGGAATAAAGGACGCAGCAAATACACTAAAGAACAGCTACAATTACGCACAAATTTAAGTTCAGCTATTAGAATTAGATTAAATAATCGATATAGCAGAAAAGGCGAATCATATTTAAAAAAACTAGGATACACACTACAAGAATTAAAACAGCACTTAGAAGATCAATTTCAGCCTGGAATGTCTTGGGATAATTATGGCAAACATGGTTGGCATATAGATCATCGAATTCCGGACAGTTGGTTTAATTATTCATCAATTCATGATGAAGATTTTAAAAAAAGTTGGGCACTCAGTAATTTACAACCTAAATGGGCTAAAGATAATCTATCTAAAGGGGCAAGATATAGCGATTAGAGCGGTTTATAAGGTCTTTTGTAGGATTTTTGATAGTATAATATAAGATATGGCAGGTCCACTCGAAAAATTTAGGCAATGGCTCAAAAATGACATTGAAGATATGCAAAAAGCAGATGGCGATGAGCTGATCACTAAACCCGAAATGGCGGAGTCTCATCCTGACATTGGCCGCAAGTCACTTCTTGAAGATCCCTATTATGATCAATTTTCGCAACATACGCTGTTCAAGCACAAGCGATCACGTCTATCTAATAAGTTATTAAAGGATATGTCCATACGTGATTGGACTACTTCTACCATTATTCAGACTCGCTGCGACACGTTGCTTAGTTTTTCTAGACGTCAGGTGAAGCGTTTTGACATGGGGTTTCGGGTGCAGAAAAAGGATCGTCGAGAGGATGTCAGCGATAAAGAGGCAGAAGAGATACAAATCATAGAAGATTTTATTTATAATTGTGGCAAGAAAAGGTATACCCCTAAAGATGACCACATGTTGTTGGGTGAATTTTTAAAGCTTACTCTACGCGATGCACTCACATTTGGTCAGGTAGCGATTGAGAAGGTCAAAAATCGCAAGGGCACCTTACAGCGCTTTCGTCCAGTTCCAGCCGAGCAAGTTTATCACATTAACAAGAAGGCCTCAAAGCAGCAGATAGACGAAGAGATAAAATCAGCCAAATACAATTTGCGTCCTGGCTCTGACAACGATCCTAGAACAAAAGAAGAATTGAACGAGGCACTTCTAAAATTTTACAAATATATTCAAGTATCATACGATAATCGCACTCTTGCAGTATATGGCAGCGAGGATATGATATTTAAGCTGTTTAATCCCCAGAACTTTGCGGATGGTAATGGGTATTGTTATTCACCTGTTGAATTGGCGACTATTAACATCACGAATCATCTTAATGTTGAGAATTATAATGCTAAGTTCTTTACGCACGGTTATGCGGCTAGGGGGCTTCTGCATTTGAAGGGAACTGTCACACAGTCTCAGCTAATAGCATTTCGTAGACAGTTTCACAACACGATAGCCGGTGTTCAAAACTCTTGGCGTACTCCCATTATTGCCGGCATGGACGATGTGCAGTGGGTGCCTATGTCTGGTAGTGCAAGAGAGATGGAATATATCTCTTTCAACGACCATATCTTGCGATCATTGTGCGCGCAATTTCAGATTGACCCAGAAGAGATTGGGCTGGGATATCTAAGTTCTCCGTCTGGTAAGACACCTCTACAACAGGCTAATAATGAATATAAGATAGCCGCTTCTAAAGAACGTGGACTTAGACCGATATTGATGTTCTTTGAAGACATGATCAATCAAGAGATCCTTCCTATTATGGATCCAATCTTGGCTACAAAATATGAATTTAAGTTTGAGGGATATACAGATGAGACCCCTCTAACTGAAGTTAATCAGATGCAGGCCGACATGACGGTTCATGCCACTATGAATGAGCTGTTAAAACAGGTTCGTAAGAATCGTCTTGATACTCCCGCTGCGGATCTTCCAATGAATCAAGCATTTTGGGCGCTGGTTGAGAAGAACTATACGCGCGGTGAGATTAGAGAAATTTTCTTTGGCGATAAAGGGGCTTCTAAGCGTAAAGAACTGTCCTACATCTCTGGTGATCCGGCTTATTTGGCATGGCAACAACTTATTTTGACCATCGATCAGCAAAAAATGCAGAATAACATGATGAAGATGCAGGCACAGCAGGGCGCTGAACAGCATGATAGAGAAGGTGAGGCCCATAAACGCGAAGAAGAAAAACATCAACGTGAGGGCGAGGCACATGACGCACAGATGGCGGCTCATAAAGACTCGATGGCTCGAGCTGCGGTAGATGCCGGAGCCGGTGCTCTTACCAAATCGACGACTTACCTAGCAGATGAGCTTATCGCAGAGTGGATTAAAAATTCACTAAAAAAGACCGACGATAAGTAAAACATATCCATATTGAGACAATGGATTGGAAAGATACGTAGATTACTAAAGACCTTTGTCGTTAGACGTCCGAATTCTTCTCGTCGAGGCTACTGTAAGCGCTGTGGCGCATGTTGTCATCTAGGCCTTAAGTGTCCATTTTATCGAAATAATGCGTGTATAATTTATAACTGTAAATCTATGGTTTGTGAGTTATTTCCAATGGACAAGAAAGATCTTGCTGATCGAGACGCACAGAGCCCTGACACTAAATGTGGTTATTGGTTTAAGGAGGATGAATGAGATTTTTTTGACACATTAGAGTGTCTTGGCTTAGGGCGACCTACTATAGATATCTATGCAACGATCTGTGACATGGTTATTAAGCGCGCTGAACTTCGTCAAAAGGTAATCGAGGTTAGAATGCATCCTGCATTGTACACAAAATTAATGCGCGATCTTTCTGTTCAGAGTCGTATGATGTTAAAGTCGCAATTTATATATTTTTTTAATGTCTTGACTTTACGAATCTGCGGCTACGCATTCCCAGTGATTCCCGATGTGTCGGTGGAATTTATTGAGGTTCTGGTTTGATCCCGCCGTACATTCCTAGGATTGGGTAGAATATTTAGGTGAAACTTAAAGATAGAAAGTGCATTAAAAAAGGTAATTATTGGTATTATCAGGCTTTTTGTCTTCAGTGCGGCAAAGATCGCGGTTATCAACGCCAGTCTCATTTAGAAAAAAGATGCCGATCTTGTGCCCAGAAACAACGACTCCAAGATCCTAAGAATAACCCAATGTACGGTAAAAAGCATCAAAATACAGAAAAGTTTCGCAAAAATAGCTATGCTCATTATAATTATGATGATGTGAGATTGTTTTATAGTGATTCAGGCAATAAACGAATTCAATATCGTAAACAGTGTCCAGTGTGTCTTGCTGATATGGGATATCATTACCATGTTGACGCATCGCGGACGTGCCGTTCTTGTCAACACGCTGCTCGACGTAAATATACAAAATCACAAAAAAGATTACGTAATTCTGTTAAGGCCAACATTAGCGCGCGTTTTCGACGACGAAATTTAAAGAAAAATTATAGTTCTAGTTTTAGTATGTTGCCGTATACATTTGAAGAATTAGTAGAATATATTGAATCAAAATTTCAACAAGGAATGACATGGGATAATTATGGTCAATGGGAGGTGGATCATATAACTCCAGATTCTTGGTTTGAGTATAATTCTTATAACGACAAGGGTTTTAAAGATAGTTGGGCATTAAACAATTTGCAGCCATTGTGGAAAATTGATAATGCTCGCAAGGGCAATAAATATAAGGGATAACTTATATTGCATTCGTTATAGGAATTATACTCAAACCAAGAATCTGGAGTTATATGATCCACCTCCCATTGA